TTTATCACTTCCTAATATGATTATAGCATATTTATGTATACTTGTATATACTTTCGACAAATGTAGACAAAATTAAGGAGTAAGTTGCCTTACTCCTTTTAAGTCAAGAGAGTTAGGTGGGGTGGTACTCCCACATCTCCTACATCTTTCGATGGGCTACGGCTACCAGTTCCGTCCTCAGAACTCTCTTATTATATTTTATGCTTATATATAGTATAGCATACATTTTTTTACTTGTCAAATTAAATTTTTTTAAAATGTCCATATTTTTTGTACTTTTCTATTTTTTCTTCAGCCATAACATACATAGTTCTAACAAACTGTTGTTTTTTACCACTAGCCCTTACAACTACAAGGACCATTTCTTTATTTATTATATACTTTTTAATATATTCTATGGAATTTTTCTTTTCGTCTCTAGCAACATATGTAGGATTCTCAATAATATTACTTATTTGATGTCCATATTTTTCATAATCATTCATATGCCTTACTTTAATATGTTCAATATTGCTATTTCCTATATAAATAGCTGTATCTTCTTCAATATCCAATCCTAATGTTTCTATTACTTTTTTTGTAATTTTACCTATTTTTCTATTCATATATACTCCTCTTGACCTTATCATATATATTATACTTTCTTCGACATATAATGTCAATATTTTAAGTAACAAAATTGCAATATTATTTTAAGTGGTATTTTCAAATTTCAAATATATTTTAAATTAATGTACTATTTATACACTTTAGTGAACATAATTACAAAACATTTTTGTAACATTTGGTGGTAGGTTAAGCCTACCAATCTATATTTTATCAGCAAATCCCTCTTTTAAATAAGTTCCATCACTTAATTTTAAAAAGCCATTTTCAGAGCCTATCACATTAATTATTTCACCTTTTTTAGCTAATCTTACTACTTTAGAATTTAAATTTGCTCTTGCTCTTATATTTGGATATTCGGCATTTACTCTATATTTTGTTGTATTAGAAATATTATCATTTCTATTTATAGCCTCAGCATAACCTATTCTTAAATAATTTCCATCAGAAAGTTTATAAAAATCTCCACTTGTTCCTACTACAGTTACTATATTACCGCTATTTTTTTGGTAAGCCACACTTGCTTTTAAAGTTGGAGCTGTTCTTATATTTGTTCCATTATATAAAACTCTATAATTTGAACCTGTTTGCACTCCTGTGCTTACTTTATATGCATAGCCCATTCTTATATAATTGCCATCAGAAAGTTTATAAAATCCATTGTCAGAACCAACAACATATATTATATCACCACTGTTCTTTTGATATGCTACTGCTGAATTTAAAGAAGCTCCACGTCTTATATTTGTGCCATTATAGCATACTCTATATGTGTCATAACTATTGCTTGTAATTGGTGGTACATTAACAACTTGTTTTGTATAATCATTTCCTAATTTATTTGCTACATCAGCTTTTAATTGTTCAAAAGCATCTTGATGTTCAACATAATATTTAGGACAAACTTTACCAGTTACATCATAATGTCTTATTATGTCATTTTGATTTAATCCATATTTTTTACATAAGTGTGCAAGTAGTTTAATCAAACTAGTATATGTTTGATTATTAAATTTGCCGCCCCAATCTGGATGACAATTTTCAATACCAATAGAATTTAAATTCATATTGTAATTTCCAGCGTGATGAGCTACCTCGTCTTCAGGCATACAAGCAATTATTTCTCCATTTAATCCAATGATAAATTGTGAACTGGCATATTTTTCTTGATATTTTAAACTTTCATCTGCTTTTTGATATTTTAAACGTTCAAAATAATTTCTATTTCCCATTGCGCTTGAACCAGCATTTCCTACCCAATGTATCACTAATTTTTTTGTTGCTTGTCTTTTAATACCTGGCCTTGAATATTGATTAATACTTAAATATGCATTTTGTATATTCATGATTCTTCAGCTCCTTTTCCGTTATCTTCTGTGAACTCATTGTAATCTACTATATCTTCGTTTTCCATGTTACCACTCCCTTTTTTATTTAACATAATTAGTCTCTTAAAATCGATTTTAAGCCATTTTTAAAAGCAAGGTATAGTAATTACACCTTGCTATTTTTCGTTATTTTCTTGATTTTTAGTTTCTACATTTTTCTGATATTGTGTTCCAAAATAAAATGCAATTATTGTTGTAAATATTGTTAGAAATTGTTCTGCGTTTATTATTTTTCTACACGCTAGTACACAAAATACAAGTGTTAATGCTAATGTTACAATACTCTTAACATCTAGTAGTTTTTTCATACTATCACCTCTTTTCTACAATCCCATTTTCGCTAAAAAATAACCCAAAATTGCTGTTACAATTCCGAGTTATCATTAAGCTCATAACTTTGTCCCAATTTTTTGCGGGTTTATCTTCTATCGACTTTACTCTGTCATCAATCTTATTTACATCTTCTCTCATTGCTTTAGTTTCTGTTGCTATTTCTTTTACAGATGATGTAAGTTCGTATATATTCTCAACTTTATGCTCTAATGTATCAATTCTCTTATGTGCTTGTTTTGTAGACTCATCTACTCTTACTAACATTTCATTTTCCACTTGCTACACCCCGCTTTCTTCAATTTTTAGTACTTTATATTTTTGAAAAATTTTATTTTCTTTTTCTTCATAATATACTTGCAAATACTCTGTATCTAAATTGTAAGAAGGTTCTTCAGTTTCAATTAGTTCTTTATACCCTGCTTGCAAAAAATTTTCATCACGTGGATTTATTACTTGCTTATTATCATATTCTAAAATTTTTGTTTTATCTGCTTTCTCTACCTTATATTTATTTATAAACTTATACATTCCTTTACCTCCAATATTCCACTTCGGCTTTACTTGGTTTTGTGTCTGTTATTATATCAAATTCACAACTACCATCAAATAATGTTATTTCTGGTACAATTATATCTTCTTCATAAACACAATCATTAGCCAATTGATAATAGAACACTAAATCTTCCAAAGAATCTAGCCAAGCTTTATATTCTTCAACAGTTGTAAAATTTGGATTATTAATATAAACAATTCTTCCGCTTGCATAAAATCCAAATTTACCATTTGCAGCCCAATTTACACAAGGCATATATTTACACAATTGCTCTAAACTTCCTTTTGCTTTTTTATATGCGTTTAAAGCATTATAAATAACTAATCTATTAGGACTAAATGAAATACTCGAAATAACATAATTTCCGTTACTTGATATTGTTGATTTATAGTTTTTTCTATAAATTTTTTGGTCTTTAAAATCTAAATAATCGCTTACCTCTCCAATTTTAATTATTGGACTTTCTAAATAAATATTTGTTTTTTCTTCATTATCTCCACAAGTTATTTTAACAGGTATTTTGTATTTTCCATAAGGTTCATATTCATGAACTTCTGAATAACTACCCTCAATGCAAAGTGGATATATCGTATCATCTATTTCAGTACCCACACTGCTAGCAGCACAATATATAAATATATCCCCTATGTTTATATCTTCCGCTGGGGTTATTATTCTTGGGTTTGCTGTTAGTGTGTTTGTGTACTGTGATGTACTTCCATCAACTGCAGTTTTATATAAACTTGTATAAAAATTACCTGTTTTACCTGCTAATGTATATGTTTTACCAGCCCTAAAAATGAGTATTGTGTTTGGATTATTCCATTTACCTGCTAATCTTAAACTAAAAGTTCCTGTTGTTTTTCCTTTTAGATAAATAGATAAATCCTTATTTACTGTATAATTTACTCCAGCAATAGTTCCAGTAGCTCCTGGTACTAAATTATTTACTAAAATATTGTTTGTTAAATCACCCGTTTCTTTAACTTCTACTGGTGTATCTATAGTTGGTGTAGTTTCTTGTGTACAATTCCCATATATTGTATAATTTTTTAATTCTTTATTTTTTGCATTTTTTAATAATAACGGTAATTTTCCACTTATTTTTGTTAATATTCCATTTAAACTTTGCATTAATCTTCTTCTAAAATTAGACATTTGCAACACCTACCAATATTCCTATGTCGTTTACAATACTGCATTGATACGTCTTGTTTGCTTCTATAGACGGTGTTTCTAGCCATCTAATCGTGTTTGGCAAAGTTAAAGTAGTAGCTGTACTACCGCTTATAAACTCAAACATAAACTCATTTAATTGTGTTGTATCTGTTATTGCTGCAAGTGTGATATTTAAACTTGATACTTCACCAAACTTATAAAATTTATTTGACTGTATTTCTTGCGTACTTGATGTACTTTCTACTATTTCTACAGAATAATTTTTACCATTAGTTCCATCTTTTCCGTTAGTTCCATTCGTACCATCTTTGCCATTAACTCCGTCTTTTCCATTTTTTCCATCAATACCTTTTTCTCCTTGAATACCTTGGATTCCCTGCTCTCCTTGTGGCCCAATCGGTCCTTGGATTCCTTGTTTTCCTTGAGAACCAACCTCGCCTTTAGGTCCTTGTATTCCCTGAGGCCCTTTTTCTCCTTGAACTCCCTGTGGTCCTTGAGGTCCGGTATCTCCTTTTTCACCTTTTAATTCTTCTTTGTGTCCTTTAACATATGTTTCAACTGCACTTGGAACTTGTTTATCAGCATATTCTTTTGCGTTTTCAAGAGTTTTTGTATCTTGTTCATCAACATATGTTTTATTAACTGTTCCTTCTATATTTGCACTTATGACATTATCTTTTATTGTTATATTTTCACCTGCTATAAGCTTATCTTGTTTAGTATTTACAATATCAATAATGTTTGGATAATCATCTTCTATTGTAGCTGTAGCATTAATTGCATTAAGTACTTCTACATAGAATTTTTTTGACTTAAAAACAGCTATTCCGTTTACGTTTTCATCTTGTGTAATTCTTAATTGCATATATAAATATCCGGAACTACTTAGCAAACTTGATTTTATTTGTAAAGTATATGTTTCATTTTCTTTTGTCATTTGAATGTAGCCTTTTTCTCCAGTTTCTTTTTCAATTTCAAGCCATGCTACACCATCTACAAACTCTTCAAAATTAAATATTATTTTTCCTTGTAGATTTTCTCCAGTTATTCCAAGCACTGTTTTATCTAATATTATCATGCTATTTGATAGCACTTTTATATTAATATCTTTGTTTATCATATCAAATCACTCCGCATCTATTTCAATATAATTATCTTCTATATCATTTTTTCCTAAATAAATGATTTTTGATTTTACAGCATAATCAAGTTTTCCATTTTCATCTTCTACTTTTTCTTTACTCACTATGATTTTTCCAGCCGCTGCTTTTAATATTCTTAGCTTTATTTGTTTATTTTCTATTATCATTTTTATCTCCTTTTTTTACGACAAGGTCCAATTTTTTTCAGTAGCAATAGCTTTTTCATTATCAGTTAATTTCTCTAAATTGATTTTGCCTAAAATCAATTTTTTTGGATTCTCAGTATTTTCTAATGCATATAAAATACTTAATAAAGTTTCATGTGTAAGCTTTGTTGAATCACTTAACACTAATCTGTTAAATGAAATTTTTCCAGTTAGCTGAATTTTTTCTAAATTATAGCATGCTGTGAAATGACAATCTCCTTTCGCACTTGAAAAGTCTATTCCATTTATTTGCTTTAAATTATTACAATATGCAAAAGACATAAGAAAATTTGTTACATTGCTTGTATTATTTAAATTTAATTCTATCAAATTTTTACAACCCAAAAAAGTTGCATACATAGTTAGCACGTTTGAACAGTCAATATTTAATTTTTCAAGTAATTCACATGAACCAAAAGTTGCGTTTAAGTTTGTTGCTTTTTGTGTATTTAAGTTTTGAATATTCTTCAATTTCTTGCAATTTGCGAATATATTAGCGAAATTTGTTACATTACTTGTATTTTGAAATTGTACATTTGTTAAATTAGAACATCCATTGAAAGCAGAAGACATATCTGTTACATTATTTGTCATACAATTTTTTAAACTTACATCTATAAAATTGTTGTTTGATTTAAATAAAGAACTTATATTTCTTAAATTATCATAATAATTATATATTTCAATTTTAGATCCATTTTCAATTTTATTTATTACTTCTTTTAATAAATCGGCATTTTCATCTTCAATATTTTTTCTTGAGATTATAAATGTTTCTGTTTCGCCGCTTGCATACGTAACTTTTAATGTATATCCTGCTGCAACATTATCTAATTTTATTTTCAATTTAAATGTACTATCTGTATAAATCTTGCTTGGTTCCGTAATTATTTCTGAAATTCTCATGTTAACACCTCATCATTTTCCCATTTTTTTTGACAATTGGAAGAGCTCTTAATATTTTTCCTTTTACACATACAAAAATATTCGCTTTTAATTTACTATTTTCGACTTGTACAAGTGCACGTTTCAAAGCACCGATTTATTCTTATTTTCACGTCTTTATAATTTAAGTAAGATAATCCATTTTGCGTACTTCTAATATATAATCTAACAGTAAAATCGTTATTGTTTTTCATCATTTTATATATTGTATCAATTTCACTTTCTGTAAATGATATTGTTCCTGTTGCATTTTTGTATTCTTTATAATTTATAATAGCAGTTTTGCCATCTGTTTTAAAGATTCCTAATTCAACTTTTGCTCCTGCTGCATTTGTATACGTATAATTCAATTTATTGCTTAATATCAAAATATTATCAGTTGAACTTAATTTTGCAATATCATATGTTGTTGCAGATATATTACCACTTTCAGTCCAAAGACCGCTATCTGATCTTCTTATTCTTGTTCTTATATAGTAAGTAGTGTTTGGATTCAAATTACTAATAACATATGTATTTCCTCCATTGCAATCCTGCCAACCGCCACCGTTTATACTATGTTGCCAAGCATTAATACTAGAATCTGCTTCCCAATGTATTGAAACTGTATTAATACTTCTCGCTGAAACATAATGCTGAGTAAAATTTGAATACCTAGGAATATTTGAAAGCCACATGTTGCCTCCACAGCTAATATTTCCAGGTGTATATGAAGCACTTGAGCTTTGAGAATAGCTTGCACTACAATATATTGCTTTTGTTCCATCTGCGTTGTGCCATACGTTTTTGTCTCCACTTGCTATAGTTATTGCACCACCAGCACTAAGTGATTTTTGAGAGTAAGCATTATAAACTTCGCCATCGACATTGACAACTATTGTACTTCCAATCGTGCTAAAACTATAATTTCCTGTCGCTCTTAATATAACTTCCCAATGCACACTACTATAATTATCCATACTGGTCCAATTTTCCCACACATTTAACTCAAGTCTATAATTTCCATTTATACTTCCTGTTGCACTCCAACTAGCCATTATTTTTCACCTCTACTCTTCTTCAAAATATTGTAAATAAATTTGACCTTCCTCGAGTTCACTTGGATATTCACTTCCAATTTTTATTTTACTTGTCAACATATATGCACTTCCATCTTTTACATTTGCTATTTCAGTTTTTAATTCTTCTATTAATTCACTTACATCTAATTTTATATCTTTATAAATACTTTTAAATTCTAGCATTTTTCTTGTATCTTTAAATTCACTAATACCACTTGCTGAAGTTTTAAATTGTGCAAACTCAAATTGATATATATTTCCTTTGTTAAACAAATTTTCTTGTGTCACACTTGGATATGCAGTTGTACTCTTTATAACTTTAAAAGATGCTTGCAAAAAATCTGTTTCAGTATTTGTTTTACTTAAATCAATTTCACAAACAAGTTTACAAAATGCATCATTTGAAGTCACTTCTACTTGTTCTTCACCTACAACTTCTAAAAAACCTCCCTGCACGCAAAAATATCCGGATCCAATCGTAATATTATTTGCACTGTTATTCATTTCACAGCCTTGAATTATGCCATTGTTTCCGTCCAAAAACACGTTCATAAATAGCCTAAACACTGTATTTGCAAATACTTGCTCACTAAACGTATGTCCTTTTAACATCTATCTCAACTCCTTTTTTAATTTGTCTATAAAATTAATTCTCATATTTCCAGTTGTAAATGTAATAAAATTTCCACCAGTGTCGTTTATTGCTGAAATATAAGTATTTAAAATTATATTATTTCTTGTTTTAACATTTATCGGTGTTCCAATTCTTAAATCATTAACATTTATAATTTTTGAATTTTTATACAAATCAAATGTGATCATATGCTTATATGTATTTGATTTAAATTCATTTAAAGCTGTTTGATAAGCATCTTCAACTTTTTCTGTATAAACTACTTCAATATCACCAAATGCACGATTTTCATCATTAATATTATCAGTTACTGATCTATCGCTCTTTAAAAACCAATTGTGTTCACTTTTATCTTTGCATAAAACAATTACTTTTGCTGTAACATTTTTTTCAAATAATTCTGTATAATTTGTAATATCTGCAAGTGTTGCATCAACATTCTTTGTCTTTGCACTTTCTTTATATATTTTTAATTTAAGTCTTTTGTTATTAATTGAAAATTCAAGTATAATATTATAATTTTGAGTACAATTTGTAACAAAAGTATGAAAATTGTATATGTTATTTTCAACGTTATCTATACTTTTATTAACTTTTGTATGTGTTAGTATTTCTACATCTAAGAAATTAATATTAAGCAATGTATCATTACTATTTGTAAAATTTTGCTGAATTGTATATAAAATAAAATCTTCGATACCTTTTTCTGATATCAAAGATTCATTTTTTAATATTATTTTTCTATCAAATATATTTGAAATATATTTACATGTTATAGAATTTTTCTTTTCTCCACTTTCATTTACTATATCGTCAATTATTCCTAAAAAATCTGTTTTACCATTTTTTTTAAGTAGAACAAAATCCTTATTAGATATGTCTAGTTCTTTTAAAATATCAAAAGTAGTTTTTGAATTTGTTTCTTCATCAATATTTATATTGTAATTTTCATAATTTGATATTTCTTTTAATTTAAAAGTTTGTCTATCAAAAAAGTAAGCCACTTGTTCATTTAACTCAACTTTTTCTTCTAATTTTTTTAATATTTGTATTTTTTTACTTTCATAAATAGTATCATCATATATACCTTTTGCTTCTACATTAACCGTTTTAACTCCGCCAATTTCCCCCGACGGTAAATTACATTCAAAATATCCAGAATTTTCGTTATATTTTAATATATAATCTTGATTTTCAAACTTTACTTTTACTTCTATTTGTATCATACTACACCGCCTTGTACTCAAGATATACTGTTAATTTTGCATTTGTTATATCACTATCAGCTGAAAGCCTTATTTCGCATACTCCAGTCGGTAATTTAAAAAAATTTATATTATTAATATCAAGATTATCAAAATAATTTGTTAATGTTCCGTCTTGATTTTCTTTGTATATGTACAAATCATCATCTTTTGTAGAATATAGTATTTTTTCATATTCTTCTAATGTTTCATCAATTGCTAATTCAAATATCTTATTTTTATTTACATACACTTCGAATTTGGGATTAATTACATATCCTCCAATTTCGAGCTTAATAGGAGCATCCACATGACCTGAATTTTCAAAAGTGAAACTTCTATTGTCATAACTCTTAAATCTACTATCCCACTTAAAATCCCATCTGATTTCATTTTCATTTTTTGTCATATCATATGTTGTTTCAACATCTTCATACCAAAGCCCCAAGCAATCAAAATTTATCGGACAGTGCAAGTATCCATCCACTGATTTTTCTGATTTTTCTAAACTTTCTATATTTACAAATTTATAATATTTTTTAATAAAATTGTACTTAAAAGGAATTTCATATACAAATTTTATTTTCTTAGAAGTTTCAATATAGTCTATTAAATTTTTAACATTATCATATGAACTAAATATTGCTTCACCACTTATTTTCCCTTGGGCTAATTTTCTTATATTATCTATAAAAGAATTGCCAATTTTTTGATATTCTGTTTCATAAGAATATCCTAAGCCGTTTGGATCTGACAAAAAGCAAAATTTATCTTTATCCATTAAGTCATATTTTTGCCCTTTTTCGTTTTCTAAATAAAACTTTCTTACCATATTTCACCTCCAAAATAGCATCAAAAAAGAGCTAAACATTTTATATGTTCAACTCTTCTAAATTTATTTAATTTTTTTATTTCCAACTTGCAATGATATTAAATCATATTTTTTATATGTGTTATCAACAAACTGTATTATCATATAAAATTTTTGATTTTCACTATTTATAGTGACTTTACCTTCAATTTTATATCTAAGATTTGTTTTAACAAAAGTATAATCAGTTTTGTTTCTAGAATATTTTGGATTATTTAAATTATCATCTAAAATAGTTTGTGCATAACTCATTAAATCAATGTTACTTGGTTCAATACTATCATGTTTACCGACTATTAGCTGAATACCCAAAACCGTTAAATAAAAATATTACAGCTAATACAATAAGTACAAAAAATATAATAAATTTTATTATTATAAATTGATCACCTTTAGTATGATCCTCTATTTGATTTTCATTACTTAATTTTCCTAATTCTTCTTTTTCTTTCATTTAGACCAACTCCTTTATAAAATATAACATATTTTATCACAAGATGTTGTCGAAATTTGTCAATGAATTAACTGCTATATTTGCATACCAAACCTTTTATTTACTGTATCAATTATTTTATTCATTTCATTATTATCTAAATGTTGTGTATTTATAATTATATTAGGTTGTAATATTTTAGGTTGTAATTGAGTATTTATTGTTTGTGATATACTACTTTGTATTTTTGGTATATTCTGCAAAGAATTAAAGTTTAAACTCATTACTCCGTTAAACTTATTCATAAGCTCCTGACCAAATTTAAGCATATTACTTATAGTACTCGATTTTTCTTTATTAATTCCTTTTGTAACACCTTTTAGCAAGTTTTTTGCAGCCTTTTCCGTTTCTTTTGAGGGAGAATGTTCATCCCAAGCTTGTTGTCGTATTGCATTTAGTCCCTCTACTCCAAAACTATGCATACTACTTAATGCTTCTTGTCTTAATAGCTTATTATTTATACCTTTTGATACACCTTTTATCCAGTTTTTACCTGCTTCTTCAAATTTTGATGATATATTTAATTGATTTACTGCTTCTTGCCCTAGAAATTTCGCTGCATCTTTTACACTTGTATCATTTCTTACAAAAGCTGTTATCTCATTTATTTTGTCTTGCATATCCTTGGGCATCTGTGCTATTGCATTATTATAATTTTCTCTTGAATTTGTTGCTAAAGTAGTCCAAGCAGCTATTAGTTCCGGACTTAATTCATTTACAGAACTTGTCATTGAAACTAATTCTTCAGCAATCAAAGATACATTTTTTTGAGATTCTTCTACGTTCGTTGCATATATTGAATTTTTTGCATCTTTATTAACTTGTTTTTCTATATCATATATTTTTTTCTTTTGATTTAGAGTATCAGTTTCATTTTTTACTCTTTTAGACAACTCTTGTTCTTGTGCATTAGTCACGCTTTTATATGTTTCAGTAGTTGACTGTTCTATTTTTTTTAAATCTTCTGCTTTGCCGCTTAATATAAGTTTAGAGTTTTCTTCATATTTTTGAATGTCATAGCTATATTCATTAATTTTTTGGCTTTGTTCTTTCAATATATTATTTAAATTATTATATTGTTCTTCTGCTTTTTTTAAATCAGATAATCTATCTCCTTCAAACAAATACCATTGCGAATTTATGTCAACAATTTCTTGCTTTTTATCTGCTATTGCTTTTTGTGTAGCTAAATAATCTTCGTATAATTTTGTTTTATTTTTTATTGCATCTTTGTATTTTTCTTCGTTGGCGTCAAGTATGATCTGTGCTTTCTTTTTTAGTATTAGTTTATCAATTTCATCTTGTAAATTTCTATAATTATTTATAATATTATCAGTTTGTGAATATTCTGTCCCAAGTGCTTTATTTAATTCATTTAAAATAAATTTTGTTCTTAATTCATAGCCATTTTTAACTTTTCCGTTTTCATCTACTAAACTAGAAAGTTCTTTTTTTAGAGATTTAACATTATTAATTTCAGATAAATTTGCATTTAATGTTTCATTTATTGCATCAATATTATTTTGCCTTGCTTGATTTTGCATACTTATATTATTGATAAAATCGTCTGAAGCACTTAAAGATTTCTGAACTGTTTCATTTATTTTTTTATCTAATGAAGTTAAAATTCCAATTATAGCACTTGTGCCTGCTACTACTAAAGACGCTTTTCCTGCGAAACTTCCTAATCCATTTGAAAATTTTGAAAATGTTGTAGTCGCTGTTTTAGATTTTACATCTAATTCCCCTATTTTTTGTGCAAATTTACCTAAATACTTTATCGTATTTCCTGACACAGTACCAATTTTTCCCAAAACAGAAACAAGTGGTCCAACTGCTGCAACAAATAAACCTATTTTTATAATATTATCTAATGTTGCTTCATCCATTTTTTCTAGTTTTTTTAGCCATTTTTCACTACTGTCTAATATTCTATTAAAACTTGGTAACAACTTATTTCCAATTGTAGTACCAAAATCTTTTAGTTTATTTATTGTAATTTTTAATTTACTTTCTGTTGTTTCATATCTTTTATTTGCTTCATTTGTTAATGCTACATTTTCTCCCCAAGCTTTTGTGCCAGTTTCTATAGCACTATTAAATAGATTCCCAGCGTTTGCTGCTCTCAGCAAAGAGTCTCTTAGTCTTACTTCAGTAAGTCCCATTTCAGAAAGCATTGTAATTGCACTTTCTCCTTTATTTTCCGCATCGCCTAAACCTTTTATAAAAGATGTTAAAGCACTTGTAGCATCATCTTTCCATGCTTTCTTAAATTGTTCAGCACTCATACCTGATATACTAGCAAAATCTTCTAAATTTGTACCAGCTGTAATCAATTGCTTGACTTCTGTACTAGTCATACCGATGCTATCACATAATGATTTAAATCCCATGCTGTCATTTGCAGCAGACAGTTCTAATTCTCTAAGTGACATATTTAACTTTTTTAGAACAGTTTGTAATTTGCCACTCCCCATTTCAACTGCATTTTGCATTTTAACAAGAGCCTTAGACATTGCTGAGCCACCCATTTCAGCTTCAATTCCAACTGAACTTAATGCAGTAGCTAAACCAAGTATTTGACCTTCTGACATTCCTACTTGATGTCCTGCACCAGCAAGTCTAAGTGCCATATCTACAATTTCAGATTCTGTTGTTGCAAAATTATTACCCAAATCAACTATAGAAGAACCTAATTTATTAAAATCTTTTTGTGACATTTGTGTAATATTTGCAAATCTAGCTAAAGAAGTAGCAGCTTCATCTGATGATAAATTTGTAGAATTACCCATATCAATCATTACTTTTGAAAAACCTAGTATGTTATCTGTTTGTATTCCAAGTTGCCCAGCTGCTTCAGCAACCGCAGAAATTTCAGTTGCTGAACTCGGAATTTCTTTAGACATATCTCTTATTCCTTGCTTTAAGCTCGCCATTTGTTCAGCTGTTCCGTCGACAGTTTTTTCTACACCAGCAAAAGCACTTTCAAAATCTATTGCAGATTTACTTGATGCTACTCCCAAAGCAAGTACACTCGTTGTTAATGTTTTTGTAAGTTTACTTCCTAAATTATCAATTTTAGAACTTACTTTTATTATTTTTTCTCCAAACGCTTCTATTTTTTTGCCATTTATATTCCATGCACTGTCTTCTAGAAGTAATTGCTTTAGTTTATTTTCAGTAGCTACAATATCTCTTTGTAATTTCCTCCAATTTTCCTGTTGTTCTTCATTTTTATCAATACCTTTTTGTAAAGCTTGTTCTTGTACATCTTTCAATTGTACTAATTTGTTTCTTGTTGCTTCAATATTATTTTTCAAAACTATTTGTTTTTGACTAAGTAATTCAGTATTGCTTGGATCTAATTTCAGCAAAGAATTAACTCCTCTTAGTTCTTTGCTCAGACTAGATGTAACAGAGTTAACTTTACTCAATGCTTTTTGTAAACCAGAAGTATCTCCTCCAATTTCAACTATTATTCCTTTTATTTTTCCAGCCATTTTTTCCTCCTAAATTTCAAAAAAATAACAGACTAGTTGTTAGACTAGCCTGTTAGCATATTAATTTGATTCTGTGTCGGTTTTTTTTCATATTCATTTACATCGATATATGTTAAAAATATTTTCATTACATCAATATAAGATAATTCTTTTAAATCATTGATTGTTAAGCCGATTTTTAAAGACAAAGCTAAAAAAGAATGTTCAGGGAATTTATCTTTATCATTCCCTGAACTTGGTATTTTTTCATATTCTTTGAATACTTCCTCATCAACAAAATTTCTCGACCGCAAATTCGGTTACCTCGATTACCCATTCATCATCAATTGAAAGCTTGGGAATTTCTTTCAAAAATTTTTCATAATTTTCTATTTTGCTATTTACTGTATAAATAAAAATATATGCAAGTCTTGTTATTGCTTCAACAAAATCATCTATGTTATTAAGCATACATTTATTTAGCTCTTTTTCTATTTTTTCATTATCAAATCCATTTTCTTTTAAATCAAGTATTGTCTTGCTTTGTTCAGCGAAAAAAGTCTTTATGATTTGTATATCTGAAAAAATTCCTTTTCCAAATATATTTTTATATTGTACATATGTAAAAGCATTGCAATCTATATCATACTCTTTATCACATATTTTTATAGTTTTCATTTATACCTCCTACACACTAGCAGTACCATTTTTTTCATAAACTTTTTTATAAAAATTATCATATACTGTTTGATTTTTTTCATTTGGTTCTAATGAAGCTCTTACAAGATTATCTGTACTTCTAGCACTAGCAGTAATTGTAATTGTGTCTGTTTTCGGTTCTTTTGTTGTACCGACTGTAGAAGCTTCAGCTTTTGGTCTACTTGCAGAACAATTATAATAAACAACTCTTTTAGCATTTACATCTCCATTCACTTCAAACATTAATGCAAATTTTGATGATTTATCCTCAGATGATTCTATTAGTGCTCCGTTTGTATCAACAGCTTGACCTAATATTTCTTTTAAAAATTCGTCAGGTATTTTTGCAACTTCTAAATCTCCAGAATATCCGTTATTTGCATAATCGCTAAAAAATACAACATCATCAGCATTAAAATCAGCCTTGTCACCTTGCGGATCTAAACTCAAATTAACTGCACCTTGGATTCTTATTGGTGTTGCATAACTTATGCTTCCGTCTTCTTCTGATACAATCATTTTTGCAAAATGTACATTTTTTAATCCAAATTTAACTTTGTTTTTACTCATTGTTTTTTCCTCCTTTAAATTTCAAAAAAATAACTAACATTGTAGACATTTTCATCATCAATGTTAGTCTCTTCTTTACTCCATACAACATCGTATAGAATATTTTCTTCAATTTTGTTTTCAATTTCTAAGTCCTTCTTTGTAGTTGTAAGTTCAAGTATTAAACTATTTACTTTTAAAAACACTTTATCATCTGCAGAAAAATTATCACTTTCGGGAGATGTAACAATTAAATGAGGCGGTGTAACTTCTTCTTCAAACCTTCCATACGCATATTTAAATCCGCTCTCAATAGCTCTATTTTTTAACTCTTCTAAATTCTTCAATTGCTTTCCCTCCTAATTGCTTTCTTTATTTTCTCCTCAAATATTTTTTTGTATTTTTCTTCAACAGGTCTTATATGAGGTATTGCTTTTGTACGTCCACCGATTTCTAGTAGCATGACTAAATTCAAGCAAATGTGTTAACTGATAATTAGTTGCATTATATATTTTTACTTTATATATTTTCCCACCTAATTTATCTTTCTTTATTCTCCAACCTTTATAATAAGGTTTTTTTCTTTTCCCTTTTCCGCGAGGTGATTTTTCTTTTAATTCTTTTACTGCATCTTTACAAACTTCATTCGTAACTGTTTCAACTTGTTCTTCTATATCTTCAACATAATTTTCAAGATATTCCATAACCTCTTTTGAAAGTAAATTAACATCTATACTATTAGCCATCTGCTTCTTTCCTTTCGCAAATTAGCAAAATTTCATCTGCATTTGGTATTTTTGTTCTTATAATAGTATAAATAGTTTTCATATATTCTAATTTTTTTTGTTGATTATAATTTAATGAACTTATTCTAAGTTGAAGACTCGGCTTTAATCCTCTTTCATTTGCTTCATAAAACTCATTCATACCAACAAATTCAACCTTTATAATTGGTACTTCTTGCTTAGTTTCTTTAGCAATTTGATTACCAATTTCGTCAGATTCATATGAAGTAGATATTAGATAACAAACTACATCTCTCATTATCCTTCTACCTCCTTGTATTCTGAACTTAGACTTAGATTATTACATAGAAGATTGTACGTCTTCTGTGCAAGCTCTTTTTCTTTTATATCTACCATTCCAAAATTTGCTTTTACAAACATAGCTATAGTTCCTTGTACAAGACTATCATTTGATTTTATATCAATACCTTGTCTTTTTAAGTCACTCATTGCCATTTTTATCAAAAGCTTTATTTCTTTATCTTTATATGTAGACGTTTCAACTATGCTTAAACATTGTTTACACAAACTTAACAATTCAGACATACAATCTCCTCCTTATTTTTTAAACACTTGGTGTATATTGTCCATATGCAAAATAATTTGGTCTAGCTTTACCATCATATATTCCATATCCACCATATGTTGTTTTCCTTCCTTTAACTGTTGATTCTTTAGCTACAGACATTGGTGCAACTTCATTTAATATATAATTTCTACAATTACCAACAACAACATCATTATTCTTTAAATATGGATCTGTCTCTATTGAGAATAAATCTGTTCCATTGATTCCTTGTAAAAATGGATAATTTCCATTTTCATCTTTATAAGAAATCATTTTTACTTTTACTGATGTTGAAACGTAAGCTTTTGCTCCAATTCTTGCATCATCACTTAATGTTTCATAAGTGTTTATAATATTATCAATTGGTGTAGTGCCAGTTTTTATAGCTGTTAATCCTTTTGTTATACCTGTTGGTTTATTTGCACCATCTCCGTATATTACAGCATTAATTAGAGCTTTACCCATTTTGTTTGCTAATTCTTCTAATAAGAATGAAATAAATGATTCAACAGCCATAGCTTCTAATTTCCATGTTATTACAATGTCTTTTGCTAGTTCCCAACCTGTTAATTGTAGACTTCTATATTCTTGACCTTCATTTTTAGTATCTGTTAATTCTACATACCATTCAGCATCATCTGAATCAAATAGATATGGTAAATCAATATTTCCAGCTACTTGTAATTTTCTAACATCCCTAAATATTGGAGAGTTCTTTTCAATTATTTCCATTAAATCTTCTCTAACAGATGTTGGTATAAATAAACCACCATTATTAATTCCTTGTACACTTTCTGTAGAAGCTACAAAAGTTGTAGCTGTTGTTGTTACAGCATCCCCTAATGCTCTTTTTTCATCTTCTGTAAATTTTTCATCTTTTAACCCCATTAATTTTTTTGCCCAAGCACTTCTGTACTCTTTATCAGCTATTGTAAATTTTCTTTTTTCTTCCATTTTTTCTTCCTCCTTAATTACTTTTAAATCCTTAGAATCTAAATTTCTCTTTTCAATTTCTTCAGTATCAGCTATTAAACTTCTTTCTTCTTCTTTTGAAATTTCTTTATTAGTTTTATCTTCAATTTTTTCATCTTCTGCTACTTCTTTATTAATAGCATCAATTTCTTTTCTTAGTTCTGCTAATTCATCTTGAGTTTTAGCATCTAAGACTTTTTGAGAAAGCTCTTTTTTTCTTTCTTCAATTTCTCTTTTTGTCATGTTTAACCCTCCTAAAAATAATCAGTTCTACCACCGATTTTTATAAAAACTCTATTTTGTTTCTACCAACAAAAAAAAGAAGTAGTTCTACCACCACTTCTCGTTCGAGATTATAAACTTAATAATAAATTCAATTTTTCTTTTTCAAATTCAATTTTATTCTTTTCATATTGCTCTTTTTCTTCTTGAAATTCTTCTTTATTTCTAGCATATATTTCTGTTGTATTGTAAGCGGGGACATCTACAACTGAAACATCATATATTTTATCTATTCCTGTTATTCGTCTTGTATCTGTTTCATAATCTATGTCTTCATTTGATACTGTAAAAGCAAAGCTCATTTTATCAAGTAATCCTGCTTTTATCATTTTATAGATATCTTTATTATTTTGAGTATCAATAAGTTCAGCTCTTATTCTTAAGCCTTTATCGTCAATTATTAGTTGTAATGAATTGTTTCTTGTTCTTGCCATAATTAATATGTTATCCTCATGATTATATTTTAAGCACACATCAGACATATCGCAACCATTAAAAGCATTCCTATCTATAACTTCTTTATACCAGCCTAAATCAGCTACGCTATCAAAAACTACTGCATATCCTTCTACTATCATTTTTTCTGTATCTTCTAGTGCTCTTACTTCAGTTAATCTTCTTTCTTTAATCGCTTTCTCCATCTTTGTTTCCTCCTTGATAATTATTCGCTATTTTTCCATCTATGTAATTTAAACTTTGTATGATCTTATTACCTTCTTCGCCTCCAATAGGTGGGAGGTCTATTATTTCTCTACCTTCGTCTACTTTAAGCATTGCTCTATCCCCTGCTTCTTTAAGTAACAAAATTTTTGTTTTTAAACTTGCATATTGTAATCTATTAGCCGTAAATATTATTTTATGCCCTTCTTTTCTTGCTTTTATACTAAATACTTTATTTGTGAAAGCATCACTCATTTGTATTGATCTAGGTTCTATTACTCCTTCAAAAAATGCATTCCACTCTTCTTCTGTAAAATTATTTCTAACGATGTTTTCAGATATTCCAAAATAATCAAATATATTGTAATTTACTTGCTCTAATTGCTCCCTATCAAGAGTTATTGGCTTTAGATTTACTTCTTTAAAATCAGCTTTTGCATCCATTGCAGCAATTCCGCTTTCATTTTCTAAATTTAAGAAATCATTTACAAAAGCCTCTTTACTTGCTTTTAAGTCCTTATCTTTTAACATTGAGTTTTCATATTTTAAAATACCTTTTAGATTATTGCTTGTTTTTATAGCATTTTTTATACCTTCAGACGCTGTATGCGCTGTATCTATATCAGTTTTTAGCACTTTATTATTTGTACCAAAAATATCATGCTTGTTATAAAACAATCTTAAATGTATTAATTCTAAATAGGGTAATATATATGACTTTCCATTAACAAATTTAAATTTTAAATACATTTTACCTTCTTTGTCTTGTAATAAGTCATAATCTTGTGCTAAAACAGGATAAAAACCCGTTATAAATCCCTTTTCATCTTTTGCTATATAAACAAAAGCATTTGAGTCTGTATATAACATAGAAATAGTTTTATATATAAAATCAAATTTAGTCATTATAGGGTTAGGCATGTTTTGTAATAAAAAATTAATATCACCTTTTATACAGTTACTTATATTATCTTGGATATGTTTAGGTATTAATTTAGCACAATGTGTTGCTATTCTATCTATGCATTGTCTTGCAACTTTACTATCATAAGTGTTGTTACCTAGCGTAGTAAATTCTGCGTTATAGCTATTTAACATTTCTAATCTTGTTTGTTTAACACTTTGTTTCTGATTGTTTTTTCCAAAGAACATGTTAAACAAATTTCTCTTTTCTTTCTTCATTTCACCCCTCCTGTAACGCTAAATAATCATTCATTTTTCTAAAAAGTACTACATAAGCATCTATTAAACTTACTGTACCATCGATTCTCTGTCTTGATTTTTTCCCTTTGACAGGTCGTATATTATCATTTTCATCTATTTTTATTGCTGTATTTAATAAACACCATTTTAAAATAGGATTATTATTGTAGTTTACTTTTTTTTCTTTTAAATCTGCTTCTAGTTGTTTCATAGGATTACTCATTGTTTTTGCGCCTTGTATAACTTGTTCCATTTCAAATCCTACCTCTTTCATCTCATCTATCCAATATTGACTTCCCCAAGGATCATATCCTATCCACAAAGCAGATATATCTAATTCAGTGTGCATTTTTAAAAACCACTTAGTTACATCACTATAATTAACTTTTGCACCCTCACAAGTGGATAGTAATCCTCTTTTTTCCCAAATATCATAGGGGACATCATCATCAAGCATTTTTTCTTCTAATCTACTTTCAGGTATAAAATAATGTTGTATCACATACTTTATATTGTTTTTTAATAACAATAGTGTTGCACATGTCAAGTCTGTTGTACTACTTAAATCAGCTCCACCGATAGCGTAACTTCCTTTTAATTCTTCTATATCAAATGTACTTTCGTTGTTTACTATATCAAAATCAAGCCATTTTTCTTCAGAATTACTTCTAATATTAAAATCTTTACAAAGTATTCCTTTTTTGCTGCTTAAGTCTGATTTAGCTCTTTCAACTTGTTCTACTAAATATTTATATTGTTTAATAGCTCCTAAACCGGGATTAGCCTTTTGCCAACATTCTATATCTTGCCATTCTTCAGTTTTATCAAGTTCATATAGCACAGGCAAAAATGAGTCATTTTTTATAGTACCGTTTAAAATGTTGTTAGCATAGTTATATATATCATCAAAAATACATTCTCTTACAGTTCCTGCTGTAGTTATCATTACTACTAAAGGTTGTCTACGAGATGATGTAGATTGTTTCATTACTTCATATAAGTTTCTGTCTTTTATAGCATGTAGCTCATCAATTATAACTAGATGTGAATTTAATCCATCCAAAGTGTCAGAGTCGCTTGACAAAGGCTCAAAACTACTAAAAGTTGTAGGCATATACATGTCAGTTCTTCTTTTATTAATTATTGCTCTTATTTCAGGAGACTGCGCTCTCATAGCGCATGCACTTTTAAAAGCTTTAGATGCTTGATCTTTTTTGGTTGCAACTGAATAACATTCGGCTGATCCTTCACCATCAGCTATCATCATATATAAAGCTATAGCAGACAACATCGTCGTTTTACCATTTTTTCTTCCTACTAGAAACATTGTTTCGTTAAATCTTCTATAGCCTGTATCTCTATATACAAAGCCGAATAACGCTTGAATATATGCCTTTTGAAATAATTCTAACTTAATAGGTTTACCTATTTCGCCCTCTGATTGTTTACAAAACGTTTCGATAAACTGAATAGGTCTTTCACCTTTTTCTTCATCAAAATAAAAAGAAAGACTGTTATCATTACTTTCTGATAACAACCTTTCATATATTTTTTTTACTTTTTGACCTACAATTATTTTTCCACAACGTATTTGATCTACATATTCTTTTATATAATTCACTTGCTACCACGCGCTATAAATTTTAGCAAATCTTCTCCTGCATTTTTCTTCTCACCCTCAGGTAGTAAATCTGTTAGTTGTTTTATAACACTAGTATAGTTTTTTATAATTGTATTATACATTTTCATTTCAACAGATTCTTTATAACCAAATTGATTTTCACCATTTTTATACTCTTCTTTTATGCCATTTTCTGTTATATACTTGCTTAAATCTTCTAATTTTATAGACATAAATGAAGCTTGATATATTAAATCTGATACTAACTCTTTCTTCTTATTATCTATATTCTTAAATATCTTTTTTAGTTTGTTTTGTTTATTTTTTATCCTTTTTTCTATATCATCTATTTCCATTCATGTCACCACCTTACCTACACCCCTCACGCGCGCACTGTTCGAATTTTTCGGAGGCCTACTCACCGTTCTCCCATACAGCACTTATTTTAGCTAATAGGGGGGGACTATTTGTATTGAGTTGTCATTTCTTTATATTATTTATTATTTTCTTAATATAGTTTAATAAAGTTTTCTTTGCATATTTATATTGTGTTGTCATTTTGCATTCTCCACCATTACATATACAATAACTTTTATTGCAAGTATCATTCTTTTTATAATTACAACTATATACGCCTAACATTGTTTTAATATATTTTTTATTTATCATTTCTAATTAAATCTCCATTTTCATCGAACATATACTCTTGCTTATTAGCAAAGTGTTCTTTATTATGACATTGTTTACAAAGACTCTCTAGGTTATCTATATTATAAAATATACTATCATCTATATAATTTTCATCTGTTATATAGTCTTTATGATGGGCAAAATATGCACTTATATATATTCCTTTTTTTAAACATCTTTCACAAAAAGTATCTTGTAATAACTTTTGTTTTCTTAACTTTTGCCACCTTTTACTTTTATACTTCTTCGCTATTTTTGGATTATCTCTGTATGTCATATTATTTAGTTTTCTTTGTAGTCTTTTTTACTGCTTTTTCTATTTTAGGTTTAATAGTAGCTGTTTCAATTTCTTCTACTTTTTCAACAAATATAACATTATAAGGATTATTATTTGTTAGTACTTCATATCTTTCTTTAGATACTTCAAATATTTCTCCTTCTTTTGGTATTCTATCAAGTTCCTTATCTTTTAAATTTCTTTTAACATATTCATCTGTAGCTTTTACTTTCATCTTTACTTCCTCCTTGCATAATTAATACACTTTTCATCTCTTATATTTAATCTACAACGTATTGTATTACGTTTTTTACAACTTTTACATTGTGTCTCTTTTATTTCTTTTTCATTCATTATAAAGTCTTTACTTAATTTTTCTCTTAATATTTCATCATATATATAATTTTTATATTGTTTTGATTTTTTACTCATTTGTTATCACTACCTTTTTATTACTCACTCTTAAAATAAGCATTAAAAAAGTAGCCCGTTTGTGGACTACTAAGAGAAAAATATATGAAAACTAAGGTTTCCCTTGTCTGTATTCTTTTTTTGGTGGGAAATGTAAGAATTGAACTTACTCTTAAAGTGTCACAGACTTTCGTGCTACCATTACACTAATAACCCCATTTGGTCTAGATGAAAGGACTTGAACCTTTAACCTCTGGTATCCAAGACCAGCCGTCTACCATTTGACACTACATCTAGATATATAATATTATTAGACCTTCGCCTTACAAAATATTATCTTCTTAATTATTCTGTCACTGTGAGAGTAAGTCTGAGTATTTCGGAGCGACCTAATACTTCTTACCCCTGTCTAGCACACATGAGAATGGTTACTCATAAATTTCACCCATCATTCAGAAAAAATTGCTTTTTGATAATACCAATATCAATTATCAATAATTGTTCTGTTAATTATCTCGATTGGGCTACTCTAACCTAGTTATGTCTTATAGTGTATTTTACTACACATCACGAGAAACAGCCTTATTGTAGCTTTACCTACATTGGTTATACCTTGCTACAGCACACTTATAGGTTTATTACACACTGTGTCGTCTATTATGGCTGCGACAACTCTAGTACATTATTAAGCGATTTTATTTTGCACGTTACTCTTTAATTGATTTTTACATCTCTTGCATATATATTACTATACATACAAAGTTGCCTTGCAAAAGTATCCTTGTGCCTGACAACTCTTTTGAATAACTCCATGTCACATGATATTGTGATTATGCACATGGTTAATAATATGGTGGTAGTAATTAGCGTACTACCAATGCTTTTTTATCGGTTAATTTCCTAGAAAAGAGTTTTCCGATACTCTTCACTATACTAATTATACCACTTGACAAGGTTCAAAAACTATCAATTTTCTATCAAATAAAACCCAATTCTTCAGCTAAGCTATAAATAATCTTATTTTTATATCTATGAAATGTAGCTTCTCCAATGTGCATTTCTATACATACTTTTGTTTTACTTTCTCCTTTTTCAAAATGCCTTACATATAATTCATATTGTTCACCGCTTAATCCTTCCAAAACTTTATGTATCTTTTTACACATTGCTTGTAATCTAGTTATCATTTTATTCGTAATTAAATTATAAACCTTAGTAGTTTGTCCTTCATTTCCTTTGTTAGGACTCCCAGGCACACCCAAGGTGATTTTAGGACATTCTTCTATTATATCTAATCTTAACTCTTCAATTATATTTTTATTATCTTTATAATCTTTTAATTCTCTTTCTAAATATCTTCTTACCTCAATGCTAATTTTTTTATCCATATACCTACCTCCATTTTTTTATTCAACTTCAAATCTAGTATCTAAATTGTTTGGTATATTGTAAGTGTCTATTACACTTCTAAAAGCGTTATTTTCTTCTTTTAAATCTTTTATTTCTTTTAGTAAGCTTGTCTTTTCTTCTTGTAAATTTTTATATTCATTTGCTACATAATCAATTTTCTTTTTATCTGCTATAGTATGTATTGTAAATAATATTATAATTAATAATAATATTGTATAAATATAATTTTTCATGTTACTTATCCTCCTCTAATAACTCTGGATTATCGGACTTCTGTATCAAATTACATACTTTATCTTTGCTTATATTCCCTTTTGTATTTTTTATTTGGTGTATTATTACTTCTTTAAAATTAATTATTGAAAAATTTATATTATCTTGAATTAATTTATCCATGTTTTTTAATTGCTTATCTACTTCTAATTGTTTAATTTTATAAGTGTTTAATAAATCATTAAGTTTAAATAATTCCTCTTGTTTTTCATTCAGTTTTGTTTGTAATTTGTTTATTTTATTTTTATTTTCATCTTCTCTTGTTTTAAATTCATCTAATGTTACTAATGCTCCATCATATAATATTTTATATTTGTGTTCTTCTTCTAACTTTAATTGTAATTGCTCATTTTCTTGCTTAATTTCTCTTATTTCCTTATATCCGTTTAGCAAATATTGTTTTAAATCTGGAACTTTTATGTGTTGCACATCTGGTAATGTTTCTTCTATAATCATTTCCTTTTTTTTATCAAATAATTTAATTAGTTTCATCTTTCCCCCTTATTGCTTTTATATAGAAAAGCTTTTATATCTCTCTCAAGTTCTCCACTTTGTATATATTCATGACAATTAATTATAAGCTTTGTATCTACAACAGTATGATTATTTATTTCTAAAAAACAACGGCAATACTCGTATCTGAAATTGATTTTAGCTTTATATTTTTTACTTAATTCATTTATTTTTTGATTATCTAAATTTTCATACAGTTTTTCTTTTAAATCTTGTATTTTTTCTTTTGACTCTTTTATTTCTTTTTTTAAATCGTTAATTTCATTTTCTAATTTTTTTATTCTTTTAAACATATTACTTGTCCCTCCTATCTAATAACATATTTTCTAATAGTTGAACTACTTCTATATCATTCCATTCACAACCAACACATCCAAACGTAGAATTATTTATTATTTCTTCTATCTTATCTTGTATTACTGATTTTGGTATGTAATTTCATTTCTTTCTTTTAATTCTTCATTCTCCTTTTTTAATTCTTTAAGTTCTTCTCTAACATCTTTGTATGTTTCTTGATATTCTTTTCGTTTTAATTCCGATTCATCCTGTAATTTAAAATATAAATTCTGTAAATCACAAAACTTTCTATCCCACTCTTCATTCTCTTTTAATACTCTTTTATAATCTGATAAAATATGTTCTAGTGCTTGTTGTATATCTTTATAATAAAAATATCCCATTTTATAAGAACCTTTATAATTTTCTAACTTATCTCTTTTAAAATTGCCTTCTGTAAAATCTTTTAATAAAATTATATCTTCTTCAACACTATTTTCTTTCACTTAAAACACCTCTCTATTGAATTAAAAATACATATTTATTATTGTTTTTGTTATAAAAGTAATATTCTTCTTTATAATTTGCTTTATCTATAAATGCTTTTAGTTCAAAAATGTCTTCAAATGATATATTTTTAAAGTTTATATCTATTTTTTTGATATTTAATTCTTTTATTTCTTCATCATAATCATAATTAAACTCTTCTTCTGTGTATTCATTAATTACTCCAAAGTCAATTTTTTTATTCTCTATATCAATGGAAACTCTACCTTCTTCCCAATATCTAGTTTCTTCAATATCTTTTTGAGTAATTCCTATAATACCTTCATCTCTTCCTTGACATTTTTTAAGTTTTAAATTCATTGTTTCATCTTTAAGAATATTTCTTGTCATATCTATATCATTAAGTCCTGCTCCTGTTTCTTCTAGTAATCTAATTGCAAGTAATAAATCTTGATTTTTTATGTATTTTTCTACTTTATATTTCTTAATGTATTCATATTCTTGAATAATTTGTACTACCATGTTAACAGCAGAATTTGAATATCCACTCCAATGATAATAACTATTTGCTAAAACTTTTCCATTTTTTACTATTTCAATATTTAATCTTTGTCCCATATCTTATTTAATCCTCCCATTTATTTAATTCTTTTGTTAATAAAATTTTATAAGCATTATTCTCTTCTTTTAATTTTCTAATTTTTTCAGCCTGTGCATCTATTATTATTTCATAGCACTCATTTAAAAACTTTTGTCTTTCATATTTAATACTATATTCGTCAACAGCACTTCTACAAAATTTTATCATTTAAAATTCACCCCTTTTTATTTAACATATCTTATATTTTGTTAAATTAAGATGTATTGTTTTTTTATTATTTTTTCAAGCATTTTTTTAATTTCTTATTAGCTTATTTAACATTTTATATTTATGTTAAATAAGATCATAAATAAAAATATTTATAATCAATATTTAAAGTTTTTTAAGCTCTTATTTACATTATCTTGTTCTATTCCTATATATCGCAAGGTTATGCTTGGATCTGAATGATTAAATATAGTCATAAGTAATGCAACATCATGTGTTTTCTTATAAAAATGATATCCGAATGTTTTTCTTAACGTATGTGTGCCTATGCTTTCAAGTTTGTATTTCTTTGCAATTCTTTTTAAAATATTATAAGCTTGTACACGTGTAATTGGCTTAATTTTTCTTTTTTTACTTTTAAACAAATATTCTTCATCATTTAACAATGTATTTTCTATATACATATTTATTTCTTTTTTTAAATGATTTGGAACAGGCATTAATTTTTCTTTTCCTGTTTTTATTTCTCTTAATTTTAAATAATTTTTATTCTTTATATCTTTTACTTTAATATTTAAAATATCTGATATTCTTATTCCAATATAAATTCCAATCTCAAACATCAAATAATTTCTAAAGTTATTTTCTTTTAAATCTCTTTGAATAGCATGAATTGTATCCAAATCTCGTATGGGTTGTACTGTATTCATATTTCACCTCTTTTTTAAAATTTATTAGAAAATCTTGAGTATTTTTTATCAAATTTAAGTTCAACTACACCTGTTCCTCCTTGTCTCTGCTTCTCTAATATAACTTTTATATTTTCTACAAGTTTTTTTTCGTTATCTTCTTTATGTAAAAAAATTATATTATCACAATTTTGTTCAATGCTTCCCGATTCTCTTATATTAGACATGCTTGGAACTTTATTTTCTGCATCTCTATTTAGCTGAACTAAAATAATTATAGGTATATGTAAATCAAGAGCAAGTAATTTTAATTTTCTACTTATATCAGCAACTTCTAATTCTCTACTCATATATTTTTCTCTACTTTTTAATAAAGTTAAATAATCTATTATGAGTAAATCAATTTCATTTTTATCTTTTAAATTAATTACAATATTTTCTAATTCTTCAATTTCCCTTGTCTTTGTATCTATTTTTAAATTTAAATTTAAAATATCATTAGTTTGATCTGCTATCTTAATAACTTCATTATCTTGTATTCTTCCAGTTCTTAAAAATTGTGTATTAATACTGCAATAATTTGCAATTATTCTTTGCATTAATTGTTCAGAACTCATTTCTAAACTGCAAAAATATACTTTTCTTTTCTTTTTTGCTATATTTGTAGCTATATTTATTGCAAATGCTGTTTTTCCTATGCCAGGCCTTGCCCCAATTGCAGTTAATTCATTTTCATGTAAACCATCTGTTAATTTATCTAATTCAAAAAAGCCTGTAAAATACGAAAAATCTTCACTTTTATTATGTTTATTTTCAATGTCATCTAATGTTTTTGTAAAACTATCTTGTATACTTTCAGCATTATCTAATTGTCTGTCGTCTTTTATAGATGTTAAATTTTTAATCAATTCTTTTTTTATATCTTGAACATCAAATTCTACATTGTTTATTTTTTTTGCTGTATTAATAATTATTTTTTGTATTTTATTCCTTAAATGAATATCTTTTAACTTTTCTATATGAGTATCTATATTAACATTAATAACAACATTATCCGTTATTTTTATAAGTTCCTCTAAAATTTTTGTACTATTTTTCCCACTTGTTAGCTTATTTGTTATAGTTATAATATTTATTTCTTCATGATTTAAGAAAAGATTTTTTATTGCTTTAAATATTTTTTTCGATTTTTCAGTCATAAAAAATTCTTCGCTTAATTCTTTAATTTTATAATGAGATGATTTATCTGTTATAAAAGCTGCAATTATATTATTTTCTAAAAACTCAATTCCACTATTCATATTTTGCACCTACTATATTCATAAATCTTTTTTCAACTTCAGAATCTATTTCATCATGATTATTCTCTATTTTACTCTCATCTATTCCGAAATTAAATTCATCTTCCCAGCGCTTTTGATTAAGCCATGAAGCCGGATAGGGAATATATTGACCTTTTTCTTTTTTCCAATCGGAGGTCATTTTAAATTTATTTAGTGCTTCTAACATTTCACTGAATACTACATCATCTAAACAAGTCTTAAAGAAAGCTTTCTTCGCTTTTTCTTTACCAACCCTTTTAGGATATTCATTCCAAAAAATATTAAATTTTTCTTCTAAATAGCAGTTATAACATTTTTTATGATATTTTTTAAACTCATTTTCTTTTATTTTACAACAACAAATTGAGCATATATATTTATCTTCTATATCTATATCTTTCTCTATATCTGTGTTACTATTTGTTACCTCGTTGTTACATTGTAACTTTTGTTGTTCCCCTAATTTTTTGTTAGCTCTATACTTTCTTACCCTTTCAGCTACTTTTGTTTCTGATCCTATGCAATCCAAAACTTTTGGTAAAATATACTCATCTGTACTAATTTGTTCTAACATTCCATGTGTTGACAAAAAAGCTAATGTAACTTTTACATTTTCAACATCTTCATCTAAATCAAGAGCAAGTTCTTCATAAAATGTATCCTCTAGTCCTTCAAATTCAAGTATTCCATTGGTTCGGATTGTCTTTAATTGCATTTTTAAATATATTATTGTATATGTATCTCCTCCTGCGATTTTTCTCAATTTTTTTATTTCTTTTTGATTAAAAAAATCTTCTTTGAATTTTAACCAAAAATATCTTTTTTGACTTTCTTTCAATATATCACCCCTTTTTTCTAATTAAATTTTAAAAATTATTTATTATATCCGATTGTTCTATATTAATTAATTCTTCTGCTTGTATTGCAATCTGATCAAGTTTCAATATCATTTCATTTAACTTTTGTTGTATTTCTTCATAGGTAAATATTTTATTATCTGATATTGATTCTAAAGAACCTTTTACAAATCCAATGTTATAGAATAAATTATTCATTGCGTACCCCCTTGACATATTGACATATGTGATATAATATAAATATAAGTATTTATCAAATAGTATTTATATGTTAGAAGCTGTTTTACTTGTCACAGTAGCTTCTAATTTTTTTGAGCTTTTTATATTATTTACTGCTTTTTTATTTCTTTCTTCTATTAAATTTGATATTACGTTATTAAGCTTTTTTCTATCATTTTCCCAAATTTTTTCCCTGTATTCGCTTTCTGATAGTTTTCTTTTTAATTCTTCTATGCATTCATTTTTATAATCTATTAGTTCTTCAATGTTTTTACAAGTTTCTTCTAATTCACATACTCTTTGTCTTAATTTTCTATTATTTTCTCTTATCTTTTTATTAAACATCTTTACTTACTTCTCCCTTCCATTTTTCTATATTTTCTTTTGTCTTCTCATTTAAGTAATTATTGTATGCTTTTTCAATTTTTTCTGATTTTTGTTCATAATACTTCTTATCATTTAATGCATATACTGCTACATTTCTTTTTGTCTTTTTATCATATCTTTTACTTATAACTTTAATTTCATTTTTTCTTGTCAATTCAGTAAGCCTCGGTGCAACATAGTTTCTTTCTTCACTTCCCAGCTTTTTTGCTAATTCTCTTGCTGTAAGTCCATTGGCTTCATTTTTTAAAGCATATCTTATTTCTTCATATCTCTTTGTTTTATCTAATTCATTTAAGCTTTCTGCTCTTGTTTCCTTAGTTATCATATATTCACCTATCCTTCTAATACAAATTTTTCTATCTCATTATATATACTGTAGCCTTTTCCATTTATTTTTTTAGTAATTTGATATACAACTGTTTGTACTGTACATGCAAATATAACCGCAATTGATATCGCTCTTACACTTGCTATTAGTATTGCAAATATTAATTCTCTATTACTTATTAGATAATTGTACATGTTTATCACCCCATTAAATAATTTTATATAAATAATTCTGTTGATTTTTTTAATACCTTTTTGGCAAGTTGTTCATAAAACTCTCTTGGATCATATCCTGCAGCATACATGCTTAATGCTAGTCTACTACTATACCACTCATCACATATTTTTCTAGCTGGTATTTTTTTATCTTTAGCACATTTCCTTACTGTATTGTGAGATTTATTTAAAATTTTACACATTTCATCTAAATTTATAACATCGTTTTCCATTTTTTCACCTTCTTTCCCTATTAAGTTCTTCTATATTTTCAAACATTTATCTTTTCACCTTATTTTTTGTATTATGATATTATTTACATATCACCTCAACTTTGCTATAATATCTTTGAAAGTGAGGTGCCTGCCTATGGAATGGTTTTCTTGGCTTATTGCTATCGTAGTTGGACTATCAGCTGTTATTTCTCCAATTATAGTAGTAATAATAAATAATAAACACTCTCTAAAACTATCAAAATTAAATATGTTCAATGAAGCTAGAAGAACTTCTTTAAATGAATTTATAGAGTCCACTGAAGAAGTTATTATCTCTCATATGGAAACTGACCTTTGTTCATATTTTTCTTCTTTAGATAAGCTTTTTATTTATTTTGATAATATTTATTTAGATATGTTTTCTAATTTAAATGATTTATTAAAAAATCATAATGACTCGTTAGCTAACCGTGAACTTGCCAATATTGTTCAAGTTCTATCAAAACAAATAGAGAAACAATAAAAATAATCGAGATATAGATTCCATAAATCCATGTTGTTTTGGAATCTATTTTTTTATGCCAAAAAATCAAACTAATTACTCCAGCAATAAATATTAATACTTCACCTAAAACTATTCTAAAAACATTCATCTTCTCACCCTTTTTATCTTGTATCTTTATTAAGTATCATTTTTTGAAACTTTTAATTTAAAAATTTTTTCTACTGGTTCTTTATATAATTTAGATAATTTTAAAGCTTCTTCTATTGAAGTTTTAACCATGTTGTTTTCCTTTTTAAATAATAAAGACCTATTAGAATATCCCATATAATTTAAAGTATCAGATATAGATATATTTTTCTTTTCTCTTATGTGTTTTGAATTATTTTCTAATAAATATTTCATTGTATCGCCCCCCCTTTTGTTTCACTTTATGAAACTATTATATATCATAGTTTCATTTTTTGCAATAGTTTTTTGGGATTTTTTTATTTTTGTTTCAAATTATGAAATTTTTATGTTACTCTATTGCGTTTCAATTTAAGAAATGTTATAATTTCATTAAATGAAACTTTTTTTAAAAAAGTAGGTGATTTTTTTGAATAGAATTAAAAACTTAAGAGAATCTTCTAATGAAACACAAGAAGAATTGGGAAAAATACTAAATGTTTCTAAAGCTACAATTAGTAAATATGAAAACGGCACTGTAGAAATGTCAAATGATACATTAATAAAATTAGCCAATCACTTTAATGTATCAACAGACTATATCCTAGGTCGTACAAATATACCTGACATGCTTAACGAATCAATACAAATTGCAGCAAGCATGAAAGATGGACTAGATATATCAGATATGGATGATGATGAAAAGAAATTTATAAATGATTTTATTAAAATGGTTAGAAATAAAAAGAAATAATAAAAAAGGAGATAATGTTATGAAAAAGCAAAAATTTATTTATGAAATAGATAAGGATTACAAAGAAGTATTTGCAGATGATTTAATTTCAACTAACATAAATGATCATGCAAGAATTATTTTTGTTGATACATCTGCAAAATTCCCATCAGAAGCTGAAACTGATGAAAATGGCAAATTAATATTAAGACAATATGATGATGATAATACTTTTTTAAAAAAATATAAAACTGGAATTATATTGCCTATAGAACGTATTCCAGAATTAATTAATAATCTACAATATACTTATGATAATTATAAAAAAGATTTAGAAAACTTTAAAAAGGAGTGATGTTCAATGTTTAATTCAACTGTATCTCCTCAATATGAATATGTCCAATATATTGTTTTAGATAATGTTGTAAAAAATCAAAAAAAAGCATATAATACTTGTAATAGAAATATAGGTGATAATATGCCAAAAAAATATGATGAAGATGTTTTTGTTCCAACTAATGAAGATATGAAAGCTGCTCAAAAACGTTTACAAGAAAGAATAAAACAAGGGACGACAAAAGGCTACAATAAATACTTAAAAAATTTAATAAAGTCTTTTGCAGATATAAGAAATAATGGATAACAAAAAATACCAAATGGGTGCTATTTGGAGAATACCTGATGAGAAAATAAAATTTCCTAATAATTTATTTAGAACATATCATAATGAAAGGGTTGTTGTAGTAATAGAACATTCTAACTTTAATTTTGATAAAAAGGAAGATGTAATATTAATTGCTCCACTCTCAAGCCAAACATTACAGCATCATTGTCTAGACATTTTGATAAAACCTGATGAAATAAATAGATTAAAAAAAGAATCTTATATTCGCATGAGAGCCATTCAATTTATCCCAAAATCTTTATGCAATAAATACATTGGAAAAATGACTGATAACATTAAATGTGATATATTAGCAACATTAAATCTTTATATTAATAATGGACAAGTTAACTAAAGATAAAAGCACTACAAAATAAGTAGTGCTAATATATGACTTTTTAAAACAAACATTTGTTTGCAAAGGAGGTTTTACAAATGACAAAAGATTCTTTATATAATTATGCAGATAAAGAAAATATTAATATTTCATATACTAACGAATTAAAAAAATCAAACGGTTTATATATGAAAATAGATAATGAAGATTATATTTTATTAGATAATAAACTTTATGGAGTTAATGAAAAAATGACACTAGCTGAAGAAATTTCACATTATAAAGTAGGTGTTACTCCTTCTCTACCATTTTGCAATGATTATTATAATATGCTTATACGTTCTAAAAATGAATTTAAAGCTTTCAAATGGTTAGCTAATCAAATTATACCAGAAAAAGCATTAAAATCATTTTTAAAGCAAAATATGGATAAATTTGAAATAGCCGATGAATTGGGTATAACTGTTGAATTTGTAGAAAAAGCTTATAACTTATATGAAGATAAACTTAAGGAGGTGATCTAACACTTTAAATAATTTAAGTGTGCTACTACAAAAGATAAAAGGAGATGATAAAATGTTAAAAGGACATATAAAAAAACATAAAGATAGATGGTGTGGTGTTGTATACAATAATTATGAAAAAAAGTATAATTATGTATATGATAAAAATAAAAAAACATGTAATGATAAATTAAAAGAACTAATTAAAAAAATAGAATTTGACCCTTATTCACTACTTACTCAATCTAATAATAATGATAGAATTAATAATACAATAGATAAGGAATTTGATATATGGTTAAACAATAAAACTAATTGCAATGAAGACACAAAAAATGATTATAGAAGTATTAAAAAATGTCATTTAAAGCCAATTTTGAATATAAAAATTAAAGATTTAAATGATGATGTTATACAAAAACTATATAATGATATAATTAAAAAGAATGGTAAAAAATCTATTGTAAGAATAAATCGTTGTTTTAGTTGTTTTGTAAGATATTTATATAAAAAACATATCATTAAGTCTAATTATATGGATTTTATTGAATTACCTAAACAAGAGAAAATAAAACATGTGCATGTAAAAGATAACTTACTAAAAAATATTTGTGAAACTTTAAAAAAAGAAGATTATCAACTGTATATGATTGTTTTTATTGCTAGTAGTGTTGGTCTAAGATTAGGTGAAGTGCTTGGTCTCGATACTAAAAATATTGATTTGAAAAATAAGCTTTTAAAAGTAAAACAACAAGTAGCTTTTGAAAAAGGTAAAGGATATTATATAACAGAGGTATTAAAAACCAATGATAGTAAAAGATGTATTCCACTTATGGACCAAGTTGTAGTAGAATTAAAAAAATATATAATATTTCACAATAATGAAATAAGAAGAATAAGATTAATAAATCCCGAATTTGCCAAAGAGCATAATTTGTTATTTATAAATTCGAAAGGTAATTGTATTCCATCTAATATAATAGATAGACGCTGGAAATCTTTTAAAGAAAAAAATAATATAAACCCTAACATAAGAATACATGACTTGCGTAGATATTTTGCAACTTTTTTAATGAAAAGTAACGTACCTGACAAAATAGCTAAAACTTTACTTGGGCACAGTAGTGTTAATATGACTGAATATTATCAAAATAGCGATATAGAAATTGCCCAAGATTACATGTCTAAAATGAACCTAAATTTTTGAAATATGGGTACAAATATAGGTACAATCAAAAATTTGTACCTATATAAAAGCTCTAGAATGCTTAAATATCTGCATTCTAGAGCGACCATATTTTTTATTGGCAGGGGTGGAAGGAATCGAACCCTCCTCTGGAGTTTTGGAGACTCTTATTCTACCGATGAACTACACCCCTATATATATGTTACAACAAATATTGTAACATTATTTTTTTCTTTTTGCAATACTTTTTTATAATTTTATTACCTTTTAATTTATTTATGAATTCAAAATCTTTAACTGTTTCCTTAAAAGTAATTCCCCATGAAATATCTCCAGGAATAATAATAACATCATCATCTAGAGCCACACTATTCCAATTTTCCTTAACCTTTTCTTCATAATTTTTCCA